AGGATTGACTGTGAATAGATATGGAACCATACCTATACCTTTTGGACCCATGCTTAAAACTAGAGGTCTACCTAGTTTATAATGAGTCGCCGTTTCTTCTAATAGTTTAGCTACTAATTCCTCACCGCTGGTAAGTTTGATGGTCACTACTTCGCCTGCCGTTACACCTTTATCAATTAACATTATAACCTTCCATCTCCATAACCTTGACTTTCCTGGTCAAAGTATTTTTTTAATTCTGTAAATCCGCCGATCAATTGATCATTTAAAAAAATCTGAGGTACAGTTCTTGCATTCGGTACTGATTCCAAAAGATCTTCTTTGCTATATCCATCCCCGATTTTCTTTTCTTCAAATGCTATACCTTTCTGCTTTAGCAATGCTTTGGCCTGATCACAGAAAGGACAATTATACTTGCTCCAAACTACAGCTTTCATTTTGTTCCTTTCAATTTGAATAAATTATGGCACCATTCTTGTCTGTAACACGTACTAATAACATACCCTTGTTTTTATATTGCAGAGCTGCACTGACAGCGGCCTGTTCGCTGCCGTAGTGTCCTATAGTAGTCCACGACTCATATGGTGAATGTCTTTTAAACTGTGCTTTATACATAATATTATATAGCCGGTAGCTCGTCGTAGTCTAAATTATCGCTCATAACACCTATGACATAATTGGTGCTTTCGTTTTCTTGCAGAGCTGTCTGTTTTTTATGTGTATCGCTGTGTTTATTGAACCAGGGTATCGGACTGGTTTTTGGTGCTGCCTGTGAATATTTTAATCCGATATCTTTTAGAGAACTAGCAGCGGTATAGTCCACAAATTCTTTAAGTATATTAGCGTTCAATCCGATAACAGGACCTTTCTTGAATAGATAGTCTGCCCACTGTTTTTCTTCTCGTATCACATCCATATACATAGACATCACTTCGTCTGCACATTCTTCTTTAGCTTTAGCAAATCTTTCATCGTCTTTGACTACTTGATTGATAATCCAAGCTGTCCATCCTTTGTGTAGTAGTTCGTCTTGTAGGATTAATGCTATAATATTGCCGTTACCAATAAAGATTTTATTCTCAACCATTGCTAGGCTCGTGGCAAAGGACACCATGAAGCGGAAGGCTTCTAAGGCATAACTGGCATTAAGTGCTAACCAAATAGCCTTAATATGTTCTTTTTCTGGAAATTTTTCTTTTAATTCTTTACGGCAATTGATCATATGTAATCGATCATAGTATAGACCGACACTTGATGCCATATCTACGATCTCTTTAGTATCGTGGATAGTGTTAAACACTTCCTTAGGTACATTGTAGATGTTACGAATGATATGACTGTAACTGCGACTGTGAATGTTGGTTTCAAAGAATGTCCAGTTGTAGACCAGTGCTTCTAGTTCTGGAAGGCTTACGACCGGAGTAAAGATTTGGCTTGGGCCGCGACCTTGCAGACTGTCAAGAGCAGTTTGCCTAAGCAGGTTACTAGTGAAGATATGTTTAACTGCATCCGATGCATCCTTAAAATCTTGTGCATCTTTGGTTAGGCTAATTTCCTCTGGCACCCAAAAGAATCCACGAGCTGTGGTTTCAAACTGTTGTACCTTGGGATACTTAACTTCTTCAAATCTCTGTATGGTTACTGGTCCTTGTGGATCCAGAAACATCTTTCTTTGTAGATAATCTGTCTTGTGTGTTAAATCATATTGAGCTAAACTCATAGTTTACATGCCTCGCAATCTTCTTCTTCTATTAATTCTCTTTCGTTGTGAAATCCGTTATAGTGAACTTCAGGTGTTTTATCTTCGTGTTTAGCGCCTGCTTTATTAATCAAACTATAATAAAAAGTCTTAATACCCCACTGATGCGCCTGCATTAGATTTTTAGCAATTAATGTAGTAGGTACCTTTCTATCTGGGAAATTAGCTGGATTGTAGAACGTGTTAGTTGAAATACTTTGATCTATATAGGCCGCTAGAACTGCCGCAGTCTTAAGATAACCGTCACAATCTTTCTGTTCCCACATCAGTTGATATTTGTTCTTTAACTTATGATAGTCCGGTACAACTTGTGTGAACGACCCTGCCTTGCTTTCTTTAGTAGAAATAAGGCTCATTGGCATTTCTATTCCATTTGTGCTATTAATAACAACACTACTAGACTCAACTGGAGCGATAGCCATAAGAGTAGCATTGCGTACACCATACTCTTTCATCTCCTTGCGTAAAGGTTCCCAATCTAGTTCGGGCTTAAAGCTAGTTAATTTGTTTACCCCTGTAGCTCTACGCTCCCAAGGGAATATACCCTTACCATAAAATGTTTTGTCACTGTCTTTACAACGTCCCCTTTCTTTGGCAAGTTCTACTGTTGCCTCTGTAAGATAATATGCCTGATGTTCCATCCAACTTTTAACATCTGCCAGAGCATCTTTCTCGCCATATCTGAGACCACGTTTGGCGTGCCAGTAAGCAAGATTAGTTACACCAATGCCCAACGGCTGGATTTCATCATTGCTTAGTTTACTCTGTATTGACAAGAAATCTTGATAGTCTAGGATATTGCAGAGACTTCTTTGTAATATGCGACAGGCTCTACGCATGTCTTCTGGGTTACGGAACGCACCCCAGTTAATGGATCCCAGTGTACATAACGCTATGCGTCCCTCCTCGTCGTCTAATCTCTTAAATGGACGGGTTGGTAATAGGATCTCGCAACACAAGTTACTTTGATAGATAGTATGATACTCAGGATCAAAAGGACCTTGATTCATAACATTATCAATAAACACCAAATAGATGCGACCCGTGTCTGTACGTTCCTTTAAGATGCCGGACTTGAATACTTCTTCAGCCGACATTGTTTTTTTTCTTAGACCTTTTTGTTTTTCATATTTTACATATAGTTCTTCAAACAAGGCCGTGTTTTTATAGAATGCTTCGTATAGATCTGGCACTTCATTAGGATCAAAGAATGTTATGTTTTCTTTATTCTTAAATCTACGCCAAAAGAAAGCTGATAGCACTACTCCATAATCCATATGTCGTACACGAGTTTCGTCGGTACCTTGATTATTCTTAAGGACAATTAGATCGTCAAACTGATGGTGCCAAATAGGATAGAACACCGTAGCACTTGCGTTACGAATACCACCTTGTGAACAACTGCGTAAGTCACCGAACCACTTCTTGAGAAATGGTATCATACCTGTATGCATGATTTCTCCGCCTCTGATAGGTGATCCTAGTGGGCGTAGACGACCGATCTCTAAACCAATACCAGCCCTCTTGCTGGCATACTTGGCCATCATCTCCCCACTAGCAAATATAGAATCCAGATCGTCGTCGGAGCGAATAAGAACGCAGGATGAAAATTGTTTTGTTGGTGTGCCAAGACCAGCCAACACAGGTGTAGCAAGAGTAAACAAACCATCGCTAGCCGCATTATAATATTCTTTGATATATCGCATTCTTGCAGCGTTTGGTTCTTCTCTGTGGAACACAGTGGCCGCTGCCACCATGTAACGAACTTGTGGAGTTTCATAGATTTCCTTTGTGGCTCGATTTCGTACCAAGTATTTTTCAATCAACTGTTCGATAGCTGCATAACTGTACTGCTCGTCTTTCTCATGGTCGAGCATTTCGTTCATCTTATTCCAGTCTTCTTCAGTATACCACTCAAGAAGCTCTGGTGTGTAAAGTCCTATGCTGACATTCTTCTTTACGATGTCGTACAGATGTGGAGGATCATATTGACCGTAAACATCTTTTCTCAACATACTAAGTCTTTGTTTACCTGCTACAAATTGGTAATTGGTATGACCAACGTCTGGATTATTTTCAACGTCGATTAGATCAACTATAGCTCTTAGAGTTATCCCGTCGATTTCTTCTGTAGTGATACTGTCGTAAAAATGTAATTGCGCTTTGATTTCTATCATGGATTGACTAACATCTGCAATCCCTTGGCATACCTTCGCCACTTGGGCCTGCCATTTCTCGATCATTAAAGGTTCTCTGTGTCCGCTTCTCTTAATAACTGTGATGCTCATATTCTTTTCTCTTTTATATTATTGGAATGATATTTATTTTGTGCTGCTGGCTGGATAGAGCTTACTGATTTTTAAATCTTTAAGCTCAGCTACATCTACTACTTCTCTGTATCGATAGTTCAATACATATTTGTTATCTACTAACAAAAAATGGCAATTTGTTTTGTCTGGTAACATAGACATATGTATCTCACAATCGCTATCCATAAACCGCTGTGTTAACTTCAAAGTATACAGCATTCCTAATGCGATTGCAAGGTCATCGAGCCGTTCATCTAAGACTAAATGCCAAGGATCGGGCCATTTGGTGGGATTGTTTTTATCTAGATAGGAATTAACAAACGGTGCTCGACTCCAAAACTCTGCCAAATCCTCTAGAGGATTTGGGCTTGTTTCTAATCTATCTCGAAATCTCTTCCATTCTGTTAATCTATCTACGCCATGCGCATCAAACACCGTAGGTCACATCAAACGATATAGTACCTACTGCGCCTGTGGCCAGAGGATTTTTGTATGATAATACTAAAGTTTCAATACCGCTGTCGCCGGCATTGCCTCTAAGGCTAGCTGAAAATTCAAAATTAGTCATCATTGCTCCTCCTTCGGATGTAATAAATTGCGGTGAATATTGGAAGTTATCTGTCACAGCTACACTAGATGTGTTATCTTCTCCAGCTAGATCTTGACCTACAGATAACCATAATTGTCCTTGTCTTGTATGTGTTCCTAATCTTAATGTGTAATTGATTACGTGATATTTGTTAAAAGCACTTAGAACTACAAGGGGCCTAAAACTATCTGAGAGATAGATAGTACTATAAATTCTATCAGCCCATGAAGATTTATCACTGTTATATGCTTCAACATATGATGCTGTTGAAGAAACAGTACTAGGATTTAACGCTGCATTTTGTAAACGATTGCTGAAGCAGTCTATCACTAGATTTCCATTAGACTCTCCGAAGTAAACCATTACATCGGTTGGATTTGTTGCAGTTCCTAGACCATTGCCTACATTTTTAAATTCACTCTGTGTAATAACTGTATAATTTCCGTTAGTCGATCTAAAAGCTTGTTTGGCTATTTCTTCAAATTTACAGTCTATGATTTTCCAAGCATTAGTCTGACCGGGAACACCATTAATGTATACTGCGGTATCTGCTGTGCTAAATTTACAGTCGTTGATTACAATGTTAGTTTCAAAAACAGCAGTTTGCGAACATTTAATTGCAAGACTGTTTGATTCAAAATCACATTTTTCAAATGTTAGGTCTGTAGTTCTTATACCGAATAAATCATTTTGCCAAAAAACTGCAGAAGGTTCAGAAACTAAAGATGCTACTGTCGAAGCTAATTGATATTCTCCTTCGAATTTTATGTTAGAAAAAGTACTCTTCGACAAACCTGTACAGGTAAGTTGACCCGTGGTCCTTTTTATCGTGAAATTATGGAAATAGATATTACTAGGTCTATTTGTGCTATTAAAATCTGATAATTCTAATCCTGTGTTGGTGATAAATCTAATATTATGAGCATTCATATTCAACACAGCTCCTAGTTTTGTTTCTCCTTGAAGAACAACACCACTAGGTACCCTGATATCGCTTGTGAACAAATATTCACCATTTGGTATCAATAAAATCTTTTTGTAGTTAGGATTAGTATTTCTAAAAAGTTCTGTAAAGGCCGATTCAAACGCCGCCACGCAGTCTGTAGACCCATCTCCTACGGCGCCAAAATCGGCTACTGAAACATATTCATCTAGTTTGTTTTGTAAGGTTCTAGGAACAGCAAAAGTTATGCTATTATCGTCGTTAGCAAATTGATAGCTATTAGCTAATTCAAGTATGTTATCGTGCTCTGTTAGTATCTTGGTATTACCTACATATGGAGCACCTTCGGCTACGCTACCGTTTCCTATGAATAGTTCTTGCGAATCTACTGCCCAAGCAAATTCTGCTGAGCTTAGTTGCGGGATTCCGCTGTTTGAGTTTTTTTGTCCTCTGCGGACTTGTATTTTAGATATCTGTACGACAGCCATATAATTATACCCTTGTTAGGGTATTTATCTGGACTGTGCGTAATACTCTTCGACTTTACCTAACCACAGATCTTCGTATTTGTTATAATCAGTGGGCCACAGATCGAACTGCTGATATTCGCAGTTGCGGCTGCACATAAACACGTGACCTTCGCGGATGTCTGTACCGTAGACTTCATTATGTGCTAATATATAGGCTATCAACTGTATTTTATAATCTTCGACCCATTCCTCTTTTTTGGGCTTATTTGTTTGTTTATAATCCATCACCGACGGATTGTCCTTATACACACCTACAAGATCAGTGGTTCCTGAATATAATCCCGGAAAATATAGACTTTGTTCCATAGCCCATACTTCTTTTACATCTTTAAGACCGTTCGTGATTATTACATCAGCCATAGCGTTGGCCTGTACATGAACTGGATTATTTCCTGGCTGTCGTTGTATACCTGCGATAAATCTTTCTAAATTACTATGCATAGCTGTACCAACTCCTGCTGCTTCCGTAGTAATCTGTTTAGCTTTTTCTTCTCCTACACGCTTCTTCCATTCGTTAAGTGCTGTCATATCTTTGGTAGCACTCAGAATAGTAGTAACTGACGGAAGGCTTTCGCCGTCAGGAGTTAGGTATACACGTTTTCGTGTAACTGGATCGTTGATCTGCTGACAGTTCTTGTATTGGAACTTTTCTATAAATGGTGGTGGTGTGAATTGTGTAGTCATATTGTGTAATTATACACAAAATGTTTTAGAAGGTCAAACCTTGATTCCGGATTGATTTTGAGATAGCTGTTTGGCAGCATTTGCATCAGCGATCTGCCCTACGACTTCTTCGCTGT